GAAATTGTGGTGGGCCGCCAGGTCAAGCGGTCGCAGAAGATGGTGCCCTTCACCGCCAATATCACCACCGTGCTGGAGGATGGGCAGGTCTTGGGTGACATCTTCCCGGGCGACGCCGCCGAAGTGCAGATCCACTGCGACACCGGCCAGGTGTTCGTCTCTCCGTCGGCCTTCATCACAGACGATCTTGAGGTGAGCTGGGGTGGCTCCTCCGGCATCAAGGTCACGATCAAGGGCGATGCCGCTCTGGAGCAAAGCTGATGTCCAAGAAGCCGGTAATCGCCATCTCAATGGCGCCTGAGACATATCTTGAGCCGGTGTTCGACGGCTCCGATATGGAGCTGCCGACCGGCGCCGTGCTGGACCCTCACGGCAGCGTCACGCTCACGCTCGACTATCCGATCAGCCTGCGCGGGCCGAGCGGTGAAGAGCAGATCGAGCATCTGACGATGTGCCGGCTGACCGGCGTGGACATGCGCAAGGTGCTCGACGCCAAGGACAGCACCAAGGTGATGCTCGGCCGCGCCGTCGGCTTTACGCCGGCTCGTTTGGCGTTGCTGTATGCCCGCGCCGATGCCAGCGACATGGCCGCCGCCACCAAGGTCGTCGCCGAAATGGTGGGGTTTGGTGAGGGGCTGCCGGACAACGCCGAGAAGAACGAGGACGGCACCATCGCACTGCCACTGCATATGCCGGTCGCTCCTGATGGCGGCGACCTGGTCGAGACGCTGCTGTTCCGCCGGCTCACCGGCGCTGACCTCGATGCGCTGAAGCGCACCACCGGGGTGCAGACGTTGCTGACGCTGCTGGCCCGATCGCTGCGCCGCACGCCCAAGGAGATGGGCGAGCTGTTCGACATCATGGATGGGCGGGACATCGTTGCGGCCCAGCGCGTGACCGGTTTTTTGTCGGGGAATGGCCGCCTGACTGGGCGCTGACGCTCGCCTCGATCGCGGCGAACTACCCCGGCTGGACGCGCGCCGAGCTGCTCTCGCTGACCGCTGACGACTGCGGGTTGTGGTTGGGAGCAGCGGGGCGGCTGCAGGAGCTTTCAAAGGCGAAGACATGACCGCTGGCAACATGACCGCCGCCCTGCACCTGGTGCTCGATGACAAGATCAGCGCCGGGCTCAAGCTGATGACAAAGCAGCTCGACGGGCTGCGGGACGCCGGCAAGCAGATCGGGCTGGGTAAGCTGACCAGCGGGTTGGAGGAGCTGCGGCGCGGCATCAGCTCCGCCACCAGCATGAAGGGCGTCATCTCCGCCATTGGCAGCGCGGCCGAGCGCAGCGGCCAGCAGATCAAGCGCATGGCGCAGGATCTGGCCTTCGCGGCCAAATACCACGCCACCCTCGGCATGCAGTCGCTCGGGCGAAGCCTGAACAACGCCAGCCATCCCAACATGACGACGGCACGCGAGCAGATCGGCGTGATCGGCGGTGCTGCGGCCGGCTACAGCGTGATCGAGCCAATGCGGAAGTATTCGGAGCAGGAAGTTATTCTGCGGCAGATCGCGATCACCAAGGGGCTATCTGGCAACGCGGCTGAGATGGAGATCCAGCGTCTCGACAAGCTGATCAACGCGGACGCGCGGGAGTCGGGACAAAGCAACCACAGCATCGCCGAGGCTTATCTCGACTTGCAGGGTCAGGGCATTCCGACCGGGATGATCGACAAGGTGATCAAGCAGCACTCCATGGCCGCAACAGCCTATGGCATTTCGCCGGAAGTGTTGGGGCCGGCGGTCGGCGCGCTGATCACCTCGTTCAAGGTGCCGGAAGATCAGATCGGAGCAACGCTGGCCGCTATGGCGGGTGCCTCGAAGGCTGGCCGTTTCAAAATTAATGACTTCGCCACCCACTTGCCAGGCGTGGCAGCCAGTTTTTCCAGCGCCGGGATCAAAGGGCGTGAAGGCGCTGTGATGAGCTTCGCAGCACTCGAAACGGTGATGAAGAACGTGGGCGAACCCGGCCAGGCGGCAACCTCATTGAACGAGGTGCTCAGCACCGTCTTCTCACCGTTTGCCGAGCGGTTTTTTGCCAAGAAGGGCATTGACCTGGGGGGAATGCTCCGAGCCGCTGAAAAACAAGGCGTTGATCCGCTGACCGCTGTTCTCGGCAAACTCCAGAAGCTCACCGCTGGTAAAACCGATGTCGAGACAAAGCAGATCCTTGGCGCTCTGGTGCGTGACCAGACAGCCAGAACCGCGCTGGTCGCATTGCTGCAGCACAAGGATGATTACCTCGGGCTTCGCAAAACACTCGGCGGTGCCAACCAGGCCACATTGCAGGGGGATTTTGGGACCCAAGCGGCAGGGCCGGACTTCCAGATGAAGATGTTCAACGTGAACACTGAAATTCTGGGGCAGGAGCTGGGCAAGACATTCCTGCCGATTATGAAGTTGATCAATTGGGCGTTGGATAAACTGACGGACAGCTTCATCTGGCTGAACGAAAACATGCCGCAGACCACCAGCATCGTGATGTCAGTGGCTGGTGGGATGATCCTGCTCGGTGGTGCGCTCGGCATCCTCGCGACAGTCTGGCCGGCGATCACCGCTGGGTTCTCGCTGATGTTGGCACTCGTCCGCATCAGCCTGATGCCGTTCATGAAGATGTGGCGGTTGTTGGTGGTGATTGCTGAGGGGCTGGGTGCGCTCGCGGGCATCTCGGCCGGGGCCGTCGCCGTGATCGCCGTGCTAGCTGCGGTGTTAGTCGCGGCTGCGGTGGATATCTACGAGCATTGGGGGCGGTTCAAAGGCTTCTTCATCGATCTATGGGCCGGCCTCGCCGATGTGTTTGGCGGGGTGACTGAGTTTCTTCAGGGCATCCTGATCGGTGACTGGGGGCAGATGCTTGATGGCCTCAAGCGGCTATGGGGCGGCTTGGGTGAATTCTTCGGCGGCCTCTGGGGCATCATCAAGCAGCTCTTCGTCGACTTTGGTGGCTGGATCGATAGCTGGACAGATGGCGCGATGACGGCCGGCATCAACAAAATCAAAGACGCCTGGAATGGCCTTAAGAGCTTCTTTATCGACCTCTGGAAAGAGATCGCGGCGCCGTTCGACCATTGGCTGGATGGCATCAGCAAGGCGCTGGCGAAGTTGACGCATACCAGCCAGACACTTCCCGTCGGGAACGAGTTCGGCGGCGTGGGACTGCCTGACCAAGCTGTGGTGCCGGCGCCGGCGCACCGGTTGAACGTGACCGTCGGCGCGGAGCCGGGCACGCACGCCGCTGCCACCAGCCCTGATCCGAATGTCTCTGTCACGCACGCGTCGCCGCTGGCCGCTGGCCGCGTGCTGGGGCGCGACTGATGGATATCCTCAGCGTTTACGACACGCTACTCGATGCCAGCCTGGGCGGTGTGCCGTTCGACATCATCGACAGCCGCGACGAAGCCGGCCGGCGCATCGAGCGCATCCTGTTTCCCGGCCAGCCCCGCAGCGCCTGGCAGGATCTCGGCCAGCTTGACGGCGATATCCAGATCAACGGCGTGCTGATCGGCGACGACTTCGCCGCCCAGGCGGCGCTGATGCGCAACGTGTTCATCAAGGCCGGCGCCGCCACGCTGGTGCACCCGTGGCTCGGCCAGATGCTGGTTATGCTGCCGAAGCCGCTGGAGACATCATTCGCGCACGATGAGCTGCGGGTGGCCCGGATCAGCTTCTCCTGCGTGCCGTTCCTGCCGCGCCAGCCCTACGTGCCGGACACGCTGGAGACGCTGTTGCAGGCGATCGCCGCCTTGCAACTGGCGCTCGACGCGGCGCTCCAGCAGATCCTGGCGCCGCTGATCACGGCACTGACGGTGATCAATGCCGTCGAGGGGTTCTGCGCATCGCTGGCCCACGCCTGGGGGATCGCGGTTCAAACGTCGAGCATGCTGGTCGCGGCTGTCGTGGGTGCCGTCGAGCAGTTGATCGCGCTGCCGGCGCTGATCTCGCCGACGACGTATGCCGCCGAGATGGTATCAGTCCTGTCCGCGCCCTCGGCCGCGATCGCCGCGGCGTCGGTGACTGTGCCGCCGGCGGTGATCGCACCTGGTGGCGCCACGACGGCCGCCGCCGTGGTTGATCCAACCGTCGCGGTCACCGCCATCCTGGCTGTCGTCGTCAGCATGCCGGGGCTGGCTGGCCCCGTGGCGCCCATGCCGGCCGTGGCCGCAGCGGCCCAGATGCTGGCGATCTGCGATGCCATCACGACAGCGTCTGACATCGTCTTCGTCAGCCAGCAGCAGGCCGAGGCGATGCGCGATCGGTTGATCGCGGCACTTGATGCCGCCGCGATGGGCATTGCCACCGCATCAGCCTTGGCGCCGATCGCCGTCGGGCCGGCCTGGCGCGCGGCGCAGACGGTGCGCGCGGCCGTGGTGGCGGATTACTCCACGATGATCGGGCGCCTGCCGCCGGTGATCACGATCACGCCACCAGGCTCAGCACCGATCTGGCTGATCGCGCAGTATCTATCCGGCGACACGCCCACCGATGTCGTTGCCACCTATCTGGACCTGGTGATGCGCAACGGCATCGTGCACCCCGCGATGCCGCCGGCCGGACCGCTGGAGACAATCGCGTCATGAGTGGCGTCAAGCAGACAGCCACGGACCGCATCACGGTGACCATCGGCAGCATCGCGCTGAACCAGGTGACGCACTTCGATCTGTCACGCGACTTGCAGGATATCAGCGGCACGTTCTCGGTGACGGTGATCGATGAGAAGCGGGTGATCGCCGCCGCCGCCGCGATCAGCGCCGATGTCGATCAGTATCCGGGTCTGATCATGCCCGGGCCTGCCGTCACGATCGCCATCGATGGCACGCCGGTGCTCACCGGCTGGCTCGAAAAGATCACCGGCAAGACGACGGCGAAATCGCTGACCTGCAAGCTGGCCGGCCGCGACAAGACCGGCGACCTGGTGGAGTGCGCGGCCTTCCCGAAAGGACCGACCGAGTATCGCAACATCGGGCTGCTCGCCTTCGTGACGCTGATTTGCGCGCCCTATGGCATTCCGGTGCGGGCTGACGTGGACCTCGGCGATGTGTTCGACCGGCTCTCGATGAGCCCGCACGAAACCGCGCTGGCGGCGATCGACAAGGCGGCGCGGCAGCGCAGTGTGCTGGTGGTGTCGGACGGCGTCGGTGGTCTGCTGCTGACCCGTGGCGGCACCACGCGCGGGGCTGCGCCGATCCGGATGGGTGAGGCCGCCTACGAGGGCGACTTCGATATCGATTTCTCGCACCGGTTTTCGCACTACTACGTCAAGGGTCAGACCGACAGCAGCCGCCAGCGCAAGGGTATTCCGGCGGCGTTGAACTCCACCGTGCAGCCGTTGAGCGCCGGGGGCACCGCAGTCGCGGCGCCGGCCACTGTGACGCCGCCGACGCAGTCCGCCACCAGCACCGCCAGTCAGTCGATCCTGATGACCGGCTTGGCGATCGACCCGCTGATCACCCGCTGGCGGCCGACGCTGCGGCTGACGCGGACACAGAGCGGCATGAGCAGCGTGCAGGAGCAGGCCGAGTGGACCTTGCGTGTGGCCAAGGGCCGCAGCTTCTCCCAGCGTTACCGCGTGTTGGATTGGCGGGCGGGCCCTCAAAATGCGCTGTGGCAGCCAAACAGCGTCGTGATGGTTTACGACCCCTATGCCGGCGTCGACGCCGATCGGCTGATCGCCGGAGTGCGCTTCACCTATGACGAGCAGGGCGAGCGCACCGAGCTGCGCGTGGTGGATCTGACCGCCTACGATCGCGTCAACGAAGCACAGAAACGGCGCTCCGCCTCGCGGCCGACCGCCAAAACGAAAACGCCAGTCAAGCTCGACAGCACGGTTTATCCGCTCTCATGAGAGAGGTGGTGTTCGACGGCCGGGCCATGCTGACCAAGGGCATCATCGTCGCCGTCGATGACACCGGCGCCGCGCAGACCGTCGATGTGCTGACGCATGACGGGGCGTTGTTCAGCTCGGTGGAAGTGATCCAGCTCTTTGGCCATGCCTCGGTGCCGGCAGCAGATGGCGCGCAGGCGCTGGTGCTGGCGATCGGGGGCGACCCCGCCAACCGGATGGCAATCCCGTTCAATCCGGCTGTGCGGTTCGGCAACCTGGTGCCCGGCGAAAGCGTGCTTTATGGCAGCGATGGCAGCCGCGTTGGTGTGCGCACCGGCGGCACTGTCGAGGTGCTTGGCATGAGCCTGGTGACCCTGCAGAGCCCGGAGATCACGCTCCTCGCGCCCAACGGCGTGGCTATCACTGGCAACGTCACGATCACCGGATCGCTCACTGTCAGCGGCGCGACTTTGCTTGAAGCTGGCACGGTGACGGGCGACTGGACTGTTGGTGGCACCATCCACGGAACCGTCACGCCGTAAGCTGATGCTGGCGCGCGCCAGCATGTCCTGCCCTTGGCGCGCGCGCGATCATCGGCGC